AAATTTGATTATTTGCCTTTAGGTTTTATTGATGTTGGAGAAGTTGAGCCTAGGACTGCTGGTTATATGGTTAAGTATATTTGCAAGTTTTCGGAAGTTAAGTCTAATGATTTCATTGTGAATGGTAAAAAAGTGAAAAAACCTTATCTTGTATATCCTAAAAAAATTCTTGGAATTGATCATTTTATTGAGAATTATGAACAAATATTGACTAATGGTTTTATATATGATGATAAAGGAAGGAAGACTGGTATTCCTAGAAGTTTTCTGAAATATGCAGAGAATAGTGATGATATTAAAATGAATGAATTATTCTTGTTGTATAAAGAGAGAGTGCAAGAGGCAGTTGATGAGTCCAATAGAAAAATTATGTTAGAACAAGGTTTGCATTTTACAGAAGTTTATGATTATGTTTGTGAACTTGGTCGAGTTCGGCGTGAAATGTATAACGCTTTAAAGAATAAAAACAGATAAAAAAAGTACATTGGCAATTATATAAATTTTATATGAAAGAAGGTGATTAAAATAGAAAATTGGAGTAAATATTTTATATCAGTTATTGGTCTAAGTGTATGTTTGTTTTTTCTTTATAAAGTAATAGAAAATATGTTACAATTACCATAGAGGTGATTGATATGAAACAAGAAGAATTTTATGATTTTATAGTTAGACTTATTAAAGGATATATTAAATTTAGTATAGTTATTGTTTGTTTAGCTATTTTATTTAGTATAGTTTTGATTTTTATTTTAAGTAGGTGATTTGATGAGTTTGTTAGGAGCTGCTATTGTTGGTGGTATTGCTAGTATTGGAAGTACTATGCTAAGTAATCATTCTGCTAGAAAAGAGGCTCAAAAAAATAGAGCGTGGCAAGAAGAAATGAGTAATACTTCTATATCAAGAAGAATGGCTGATTTAAGAAATGCAGGTTTAAATCCACTTTTGGCGGTTGATAGCGCTAGTGCTGGAGCTAGTACACCGGCGGGATCACAAGCACAGATTGAGAGATTTGATCCTTCTTTTATTTCTGCTCTTTCTACTGCTAAATTACAAGAAAAACAAGGTAAAGTTGCTGAGGCTGATGCCAAGTCTGCTGAGGCTAATGCTAGATTAGCTGAAGTTAATGCAAAAATACAAGAAAAGCAAGGTAAAGTTGTTGAAGCTCAAGAGAGAAAAATTAATGCTGAAACTTCTGCTATTGAAAATAATAATTCTTTATTTCCTTATGAGGCGAGGCGTAGATCTGCTGAAATTTCTGCTATTGAAAATAGTAATAGCATGTTTAAATATGAAAGAATTAGAAGAGAGTTAGAAAATACTTTGGCAAGTCGCAAGATTGATACTGAAAAATTACAGCAGGATATATTGCGTGTTAATAAGTTTAAAACTCAAACTGAGATTATAAAAAATCGTTTAGAGGCTAAAGGAATGAAAATTGATAATGGTCAAGCTGAGGTTATTCTTAAGATGTTAAAAAATGAAGGTGAGTCTTGGGGTAATTCTAAAGGTGCTAAAAATTTTGATTATATTCTTGAAAAAGCTGGTCAAATTATTGATTTGTATCCTATTCCTTTCGTTGAAAAAACTACTAAAACATTCAATGGAAAAACTCAAACAATTGAGAGAAGAGGTAGAAGGTAGGTGATTGAAATGAATGATGTTATAGATCTTGTTCAAGGTTATTGGACATTGAAAAAATTAAAAAGAGGTGGTTTCTTACAAGATGAGAAATTCAATATGTCGTTTTCTGAATTCATTGTTAGATCTGTTAGAGCTATTAAGAGCTTGGAAAAAGAGGAGGTAAATAATGAGACTAAATAGAGCTAGAAGAATACAGTTTTCAAAAACATTTTTATATCAACAACAGTTTATACCGTATTTCCGTGGTGGAAGGAGAGTGTTTTAATTGAGTAATGCACAATTTACAATGAAGATGCCTAATTCTGTTATATTAGACTCCAATATATTGCCCCAAGCAAAAGGAACTAAATCAACTTTCAATTTAAGTGAAGGACTTAAAACAACTATTGACTTTGATAAGCTTTACCCTGTGTATTGGGAAGAGTTGAATCCCGGAGATCACTTTGAAGTAGATATTGCAAGTGTATGCAGACTTATGCCAACGGTAGCCCCTATCATGGACAATGTTAAGTTAAAATATTTTGCATTTTGGATTCCTAACAGACTTTTATGGAAACACTTTGTAAACTTCATGGGTGAGAAAACTTGGCAAGAGAGTACAACAGATTATTTAGTACCTCAAATTAATATGAAGGTTGCTGAAAATGTCTCAGGTGGTTTAGCTGATTATCTTGGTTGCCCACCGACTGGAACTGAGTGTGATTATTCTGTGTCTGCCCTTCCTTTCCGTGCATACTACAAAGTTTGGAATGATTGGTTTAGAGCTAGTGAGATTCAAGAACCTTTAAAAGAATTCACAGGTGATAACTTAGCAACAGACAAAGCCGAAGAAAAAGATACTTTAAAAAATTATCAGATATTGAAAAAAGGTAAACCTCTTGATTATTTCACTTCTTGCCTTCCATATCCTCAATCAGGTGAGGCAGTCACGCTTCCTCTTGTTGGTAATGCTCCTATCATGTCTAGGAGTTCGTTAGGTCATGATGATGTTGTTATGAATATTCAGGATATCGAATCTGGTGGATCAGTTAAAGCTGCTGTTCGTAAAAATAACGATCCTTATTGGAGTAATGATAATGCAAGTGGTAATTTATATGCTGATATGTCTCAAGTAACAGGTGTTTCAGTAGAAGCTTTAAGAAAAGCAAGTGCTTTACAAGTACTTTTAGAGAGAGATGCTAGGGCTGGCGAGAGATATCCTGAATTAATTAAGATGCACTATAATGTAACTTGCCCAGATTTCCTTCTTGGTCGTAGTCAGTTTCTTGGTTCTTGTACTTCTGATATAGTTATTAATCCAGTTGTACAAAATTCAAGTACAGACACTACTTCTCCTCAGGGTCACCTTACAGGTATTGGAGTTGGTCAACAAAATGGTCAACTTTGTGAGATTTCAGCAGTAGAGCATGGAATATTTATGATTATGTGTTGTGCTACAAGTGAGGTTACATATCAACAAGGTGTTGCTAGAAAATTTAATAAGTCTAGTAGATGGGATTATATGAATCCAGCTTTTTGGCATTTAGGTGATCAAGCTATTTATAATAAAGAAATTTTCTTGTCTGCTGATAAATCTGTTAATGATGCTGTGTTTGGTTACCAAGAGAGATATAGAGAGTTGCGTGAAGGAATAAGTAAAGTAAGTGGAAAAATGAGATCAGGCATTAATGATTCTTTAGATGTTTGGCATTTAGCTGAAAAGTTTGAAACTTTGCCTAAACTTAATAGTACATTTATAGAGTGTAACACTCCAATCGAAAGAGTGCTTTCCGCTCCTGATGAACCTGATATTGTACTAGATATTTGGTTTGATATAAAAGCTACTCGTCCACTCCCTGTTGTTTCTGATCCAAGCTTACTTGCAGGAAGGATATAGGTGATTAATATGAAATTTTGTAAATATTTTGATAAAACTACTTGGAAAAAATGTGAAGGTACTGTTAATGATGAACCTTCTTTAACTGATCAAAGCTTTAAAGGAATGTGCGAGATTGAACAACTTTTAGTTAATTTTAGAGGAACTCCAAGAACTCCTGTTTATGATCTTGGAAATTATGAAACATCTAACTGGACTTTTGAAGATTGGCAGAATGAAAAAGCTAAAATGGAGAGAAAGTTTTTACATTTAGATGAAAAGACAAAACAAATGTTTGGTACTCCTCAAAGATTTTTTGAATATTGTAGTAATCCTAATAACTATGAATTTAAAAATAATGAAGTTGTTGAAAAGCCTGTTATTGTTCCAGATACTCCAACTGTCATTCCTGAGTCAACCGAAAAACCATTGCCAACGGCCTAAACTTTCCCTATACCGCCCCGACCCCTCGGGGCTTTTTCTTTTACTTAAAAGCGGAGAGGCACTCAGGCAACTATATATTTAACAAATCTTTATGTGCCGTCTTTAGCTCCGCAAGTGTCCGATAAGATTTTTAATTCTTGACAAAATAATTATTATTGTGTATATTGAAATTAAGAAGAGATCAATTAGGGGTTTCTTAAAAAAAGGGGGCTATACTCCTTGTTTAGTAATAGCCCCCTTGACACAAAAATGGAAAGAATTTTCAGAAGTTAAGAATTGCGGCTGATTAGAGAAGAATAAAATAACATTATCCTTTCAATCAATTCACTAAAAATTATTTAAAATAATAATATATCTATAACACTTAATAACCAAACCACATATAATATTAATTATATGTGGTTATATTACTTAAATAATTTTTAATTACTTAATTATTTTAAATTTAAACTTTAATTTAATTAAAATATTATGAATATTTTTACAATTGATAAAGTATTCATCTATTATAATAAAAAAGATTAAAATCAAAATTATTTTATATTCTGAAATTAATCTTTAAAATCTTTATATATTTTTCTTAATTAAAATTATAGCTATTTATTTACTTACTACATCATCAAGAGAAGAAAGTGATGGTAACTTCTCCAAAACTTTTTTCTCAAGAACAGATTTCGCATTGATATACACTTCTGTTACCCTTGTATCTGCATGACCTAAAAAATCTCTAATCTCTAAAAGATCAGCTCCATTTATTGAAAGCTCTGTTGCCACAGCATGACGTATATTGTGTGGACTAATATCCTTTCCAATAAGTTTTCCAAAATTTTGAACCAGATCATACAACGCTCTATATGATAGTTGAGTGTTATTTTTAACTGAACTACTAAAAACATATTGCTCCTCTATCTCCTCATCGTCAATAGAGTAAAGAGATTGCAAATAATTTTTATACTCATTAAGTTTATCAGCAAGTATTCCATATACAGATTTATATTGCTCTCTTCCACTTTTAGTTTGCTCTAGTTTTATATAGTAACTTCCCTCTCTTACAAGAATATGTTTAAACTTCAGATTTAACAACTCTTGACTTCTCATTCCTGTATAGAATAGGGTATATAATATAGTTATATTTCTATACTCCTTTTCTCCCTTGATTTTATATAGCCCTATAATTTTTTTTATATCTTCAAAAGATAGTTTTAAAATATTATCTATATTCCTTCCCACTTTAAACAGCTCTATATACTTAAAGGGATTATCAAAACCATTTTTCTCCATCTCTTTATATAATGATTTCAGTGCAGAGAGAATTTTATTTATAGATGTCTTTTTCAATTGCCTTTCATCAACTAAGTGGCTAATATAATCTTCTACATCTGTTTTATCTATATCCTTCATTAGATCTATAAGCTCATCACCACGAATATCCCCTTCTCCCTCATATACGAAGTTGAGGAAATCCTTTAGGTAGAACATATAATCTTTTATAGTTTTTGGAGAACGGTATATTTCAAATATACTTTTTCTCTCCTCTTTAACTCTTTTCTTTCTTCTGGCTGTTACAACTCCAGTTTCCCCTCTTTTAATTATATCCATTGCCTCTTCTCCTAAAAAGTCCTATTATATTATTTAAGAAATTTTAAATAATATCTTCAACTTTTACCTCTCTTACCTCTCCTAATTCCATATCATCTAGTAATAGTTTTCCAAAAGATATTCTCTTTAAATATATAACTTTATTATCTACTGCCTCTAGCATCTTTTTAACTTGATGAAATTTTCCCTCTTTAATTGTAAGATGTATTTTCTTTTCTCCGATAATCTCTGCTTTAGCTGGCATTGTAATATACCCACCAATATCTACTCCATTTTCTAACTTTTCAATATCTTCACTGTTTATATCCTTTTAGATCGGAAGAGCACACGTCTGAACTCCAGTCA